TCTTCAGGGACAGCAACATATACTTTGCCTACAGATACAGTAGATCTTTTAGAGCATCAAATAAGAACAGGCACAGGTACTAATCAAACGGATACAAACTTAACACGAATAACCGTTTCAACATATGCACAAACAGCTAATAAAAACACAACAGGTAGACCAACACAAATATTCATACAAAGATTAAGCAACAAAGTAGATGTAACATTTTATCCAGTACCAGACAGTTCTGCGACATATACTTTGTTCTATTATAGAATAGTAGGCATTGACGGAATATCATCGGGGATATCAGGAACTACCACATCCTTTATTCCTCCTAGGTTTGTGCCTTGTTTAGTTTCTGGTCTTGCCTACTATGTAGCTATGAAGCGACCAGAGGTTTCGGATAGAGTTGCTGCATTAAAGCAGGAATATGAGTTTCAGTTTGAACTAGCAGCAGGTGAAGACTCAGACAGTGCATCTGCTAGATTTGTACCATACAACACATTTTTTGGGAGTTAACTATGCCACAGTACAAAATAAAAAGTGGAGACACTTTATCACAAATAGCAAAATCAAAAGGATTTACCCTGAAACAACTTATGGGTGCTAATAAAAATATAAAAGATCCTAATAAAATTAAAGCAGGAGCTACATTACAGTTGCCCTATAGTGCAACTAGTATGATGGGAGGATCTTCTAAAAATAGAAGTAAGAGAGATGTAGGAACAACAGGTCGTGGACCATATAGGGGAATGTCAAAATCTGAAATGACTAAAATGTCTATGAATAAGAAAAAGACAACAGCAAAGCCAAAAGCATTAGCTGCAAAGCCTACAAAAAGACCAGCTGCTATAGGTAAGAAAAAACTTACTGGCACTGCTGGTAGAAGACAAAGAAGAATGACAAGGAGAGTGTAATGCCAATTAAAATAGTACCTACAAAAGGTAAAAAGAAAAAACAAAATAAGAAGCCTTCAGGAGCAGCGCCATTTATAATGCCAGGGCAAAAGAAGATGCTTAATAAAATGATGGGTAAATCTAAGCCACAAACACTGAAAGGTGGTGGCGGTTTAAAAGCTGTTCCACAGGGTAGTAAAGGTAAAGGCTTAAGCAAGTTACCAACGGCAGTTCGTAATAAAATGGGCTACATGAAAAAAGGTGGCAAGGTTATGAAGATGCGTGGTGGTGGAGCCGCAACTAGAGGGTTAATGTTTAATAATAGATAATGGCAGGACTTATATGCAATTTACCTTCTATAGAAGTTTGGGTAAGAAAAGAATACTTAAGGGACTTAGATGATGGTTTTGGAGAATTTGTAAAAGGTGTTTGGGTTACAGCAAAATCTATTCCTGGGCGAGCTTTTTATTTTGAAACTTACTTGCCTGATTATGGTGCTTTATTTGATAAGCTACCAATATCAGCATTTGTTTCTAGACCAGAAGTTCCCAAGACAGATATGGACCTTGCCAACCTTCAGTTTTGGAATTGTATGGATTATGGAGTCGTAGCGGTGCAGAAGCAGTTTATATCGACAATGGAATATGAAGTATACACCAGAGATCATGGTATACAAAAAGGTGCTTACATTTGCACACTAGATAACTATCACTATGATTGTGATCAAATCGACTACAGTACTAGCGAAACTCCAGCAGAACATAAATCATCTAATCTTATTGAATTAGATAATGGTCAGTATTGCTTGTATCCAAATAATAGAACTAGAATATTTGATAATTCTTTATCTCCAAAGAAACCACTAAAACCTGATTTTAAGGTTAGCACTATAGAGTATCAGGTAGAGAATGGACAAAATTTTAGACTAGGTGAAACAGATAAGTATTTTTATGAGTTAGACAGTGACAAAAGCTAGAGGAAAATACGCATACGGATTTTGTGACAGATCAGGGTTTAGATATGATTTACATGATCTTGTGTATGAATTTAGAAATGGGGTAAGAAATGGGTTACGAGTAGGCAAGGATATGGTTGATCAAGATCATCCACAAAACTTTCTTGGCAAAATAAAAGCTGAAGATGCCCAGTCTTTAAATGATCCAAGGCCAGACAAAAGATCAGAGCCTGATATTGAAAGACTACTAAATCCAAATCCTTACACACATTCTGGGTCTGGAGTTATTACAACAAAAGAAACAAATCATGGAAGAACAACTGGAGATACAGTTAGATTTAGAAATTCTTTAGGTGTTGGAAGTTTAATTACACAAAGTGCTATGGAGCTTTCAACAGGATACTCTATAACAGTTTTAACTGATGATACTTACAAGTTTACAATACCAAACATTTCTACTGCAACAGAGTCAGTCAATTATACTGTGACAGTGGTTGGAGGCAATCCAAGTAATCATCCAAGTTATAATGTTGGTTCCTCTAATAAATATGCTATCAATGGCAGTACAGCTACAGCAGATGTTCAGTTAACATTTAAGGTTGGAAGCACATATAGGTTTACACTGAGTTCAAGTGATATGTCTTCACATCCATTAAGGCTTTATTTAGATCCAGAAAAAAATACACAATATACAACAGGTGTAACATCCACATCAACCTATACTGAGATCACAGTTGCTTCAGGAGCTCCATCAACATTATTCTATCAATGTAGTATTCACGGAAACATGGGTGCTGTAATAACGGTTACAGAAGTAGATGAAGGATTAAATATAGATTTTGGAGGGCCTGTTGCTTCGGCAGGTCCAGTTACTGTGGAGAATTAAATGAGTTTTACTTTTGCAGAATTAAAAACAGCAATACAAGATTACTCAGATAATACTGAAACATCATTTGTTTCTCATTTATCTGACTTTATAAAAGCTGCTGAAGAAAGAGTTTTTAAACTTGTTGATTTAGAAGTATTTAGAAAAAATGTAACAAGTGCATTAACTCAAAATGATAAATTTTTAAGAGTTCCAACAGATTATTTAAATTCTTTTTCTTTACAAATAACAACTTCTGGTAGTGAAAATGTATTAGAATTAAAAGATATTAACTTTTTACAAGAGGCTTTTCCAACATCAGCAAGTTCTGGATTACCTCGATATTATGGTATATTTGACATAAATAACTTTTTAATAGCACCAACACCAAACAGCAATTATGCAGTAGAACTTCACTATTATTATAGACCTGCAAGTTTGACCGCTGGAGCAGATAGTGGTACAACTTGGTTAAGCACTAATGCTCCATTTGCACTTTTGTATGGGTCGTTAGTTGAGGCTTACATATTTATGAAGGGTGAAAGTGATATGCTTCAACAGTATGAAAAAAGATTTGTAGACCAATTAACTAGATTAAAAGATTTTGGAGAAGCCAGAGAAAATGAAGACGCATATAAACTAGGCTTACCAAGAGCGCCACGAACTTAAAGAAGGAGTAGAAAATGGCAACAGCAAACGCAGCAACCAATTATCTAGAAAGAAGATTATTACATTATATATTTAAAAATGATTCTCTGTCTTTCTCGTCACCAGGAAACAGTATCTATGTGGGATTAGCTACAGCAGTATCCGCAGCAGAAACTGGTTCTTTAACAGAAGCAACATTTACAAACTATGCTAGACAGCAAGTTCCAGCATCTGCTTGGACAACCATAGGTGCAGACTCAACAGACACTCAGACAGCTAAAAATACAAATGATATTAGCTTTCCAGCATCAGGTGGTACAAATAACACCATCACTCATGTGTTTATCGCAGATGCAGCGAGTAGTGGGAACATATTGTTTGTAGGTGCTTTAGACGCATCTAAGACGATTGAGTCTGGAGACATATTTAGAATTAATGCCACGAACTTAACTATAGAGCTTAAGTAATGGCCTTTGTTCTATCAGATAGGATAAAAGAGACAACAACCACAACTAGCACTGGAACTTATACTTTAGGTGGTGCAGTATCTGGTTTTGAAACTTTTACCGCTAATTTAAGCAATGGTGATACAACATATTATTGTTGTACTGATGGAACTGATTTTGAGGTAGGGTTAGGTACTTTTGCTTCTTCTGGTACTACCCTTGCCCGTACAACTATTATATCAAGTTCAAACTCTAATAATGCTGTAAATTGGAGTTCTGGAACAAGAGATATATTTTGTACGTTACCTGGGTCTAAAGCTGTTTTCAAAAATGGTGACGGAGATGTTATTCTTGCTGACAACGAAGAAATAAAACTAGGTGCTGATGGTGATTTGGTAATACGACACGCTGGAAGTAATAGCCTTATAGAAGATAATGGTGGTGGCTCATTAATAGTTAAGGCAGACCCTGTATTTTTATTAGAAAAATCAGGCACTTCAGAACGAATGATTTTAGCTAATGCTGATGGTTCAGTAGAACTTTATCATAACAATGTTAAAAAATTAGAAACTCGTTCAGGTGGTGTTACTATAACTGGTAACTTACAATTTGCAGAAACACATAGTTCAGATTCTAATACACAAATATTTACGGAAACAGAATCAACAAATAATCAGCAAACAAATTTAATAATACAGGCAGGTGATGACGCTTCTAATGCTAACGAAGACTCTGTAACAATACGTCATAAAAATTTTGGCAATGCTACACCACAAGATTTGGATATGGCAATATTTAAAAGAAATGTGTCTGATAATTCCAAAGCAGACATTACTTTTAATGGTGATTTAACACTTTTATCTACAGATGCAGGAGCAACTGCAGCACCTACTTTATCTCTTTATCGTAATAGTGCATCACCTGCAAACTCTGATGACATAGGTCAAATACAATGGTTTGCAGAAAATGATGCTGACGAAAAAATAGAATATGCTCGTATAGATGTAAAAAATAGTGGAGTTACTGATGGTGCTGAGTATGGTCAAATGGACTTTATGGTTCAGCATAATGGTAGTGAAATGATACCACTTCGTCTATCTTTTAATTTGGTACAATTTTATCGTGATTTATATATAGGTGCTGCTTATAAAATACAATTTGAAGGAAATGCTTATAACGATTTTGAAACCTCTTTAACAGTTGCAGGTCCAACAGCAGACAGAACTATTACATTGCCTGATGCTACTGGTACTGTTGCACTAACAGCAAGTCCTACTTTTACTGGTACTTTAACCACACCATCAATAAGATTAGATGCTACTGGAGATGTTTCTCCATCTTCTACTTCACACCCATTTCAAGTAGGTGCATCTAATACTTTTAACATAGCTATGGACTCTAATGAAATCATGGCTAGAAATAATGGTGGAAATGCTCCTTTATTTTTAAATATTGAAGGTGGTCTTGTTGAAGTAGGTAGTGGAGGTTTAGGACTTAGAGGTGGTAACATAATTTATGAAGGTGGCACTAATAATGACCATGAAACCACATTAACAGTTGTTGACCCTACTGCTGATAGAACTATTACTTTCCCTGATGCTAGTGGAACAGTATTAACAACAGGTAACTCAGACACACCAACAACCACAACATCAAGTAGTGATGCAGACTTTGTTTTAGTAGATGATGGTGGTACAATGAAAAAGATTACACCATCTAATTTAGGAATAACC